TAACAAAGCTACCAACATCTTTAACCGATTTTACAATTCTATCAGGAGTGCGTTGTAAGGTTCTCATCGGGTTGCTTATAGTTTCCTCAATTTCATCTTCAAATACTTCAATTCTATTTAATAAATTGCTTAGGGTGCTTAATAATATAGGTATAATTATTATGGTGAATAGTAGAGTTAAGAATAAGAATAGAGATATCATAGTTCCTACCGATATTATGTCTCTGCTTATATCTTCCGAGCATTTGCATTTTTCATTAGTTAAATATCTAACATAATCAAAGGCATAGTATATGTATACTACAAACATTAAGAAGAATATGAAAGTAGCAATTGAGAGTAATTGAACTACTACATATCCCATGCTTTTAGCGACACTAGTTAGCGATATAAATGAAGTTATTAAGAAATACGCTAATGCTATTATTGTAAAGTTTTTGATAAATTCTTTGTTAGGGTGTTCTGAACATTCACACCCCATATTCTCTAGTTTATAAATGTAACTTAATATTATTAATAATAATATAGCAAATATTGCTTGAATTAATGCACTACTATAAAAAGACAGACTATTATTACTTTCTTTCATTATACTATTTCTTGCTCTATACTATTATATAGAAATAATTTTTTTATAATTCAATAATATTATAAATAAAAAATTTCGTCGAACTATCAAAATTTTTTATATCTATATTTTTAATTTTATCAATAATTTCCGGATATTTTTTAATAGATAATAATTTATAAATTTGTTCTAACAATATATCAATTATATATTTATGGACATCTTCATTTATTATATTAATTACATGTTCAAAAATATTATTCAATAATACAATTAATTCTTCGTTTTTATATTTCGCCCATACTTTATTCATATTATGAATGTTTTTTTTCCATTTAATATAGTCACAATACATATCATATTCATCATTTAGTAACAATAAATTATTTTCATATACATATGCCGGAGGGTTCCATTCTTTATTATTTAAATAATTATCCCAAATTTTATTAATATTTAATACAACATAGTCTTTATCAAATAAATCTAATAAGTTACAATATATGTCATCTTCGCTTGTTTTTATATAGTTCAAAACAATATTAAATAGTTCTTCCAATATTTCATTTTTATTAATGATATTTTTTATTTTTTCGTATATATTTTCCTTATTTTTATGCGATAGTTTATTTAAATAACCTATTAAACTCCTTTTAATCTCCGAAGTTTTAGAAAATTCAGGTATTATTATATGAAACCTAATTTTAGATTTAGGTTTATTATATTTATCTTTATTATTATATATTTTCTTTGCCCATATCATTTTAGGGTCATAAAATGAGTTAAAGCAGGTGTATGTTTTTTTAATATCGGCAACCTTATCTAAAATATTTTCAGGAATATCAGTTATATTATTATATTCATTTTTAAATTGTTCTATATTAATCTTTATGATTTGTTCGCTCATTATATTTAATTATAAAAAATAATCTTATATATTGAATAATTTAAAAATGAGTACATAATTTTATTTTTTCTATTTTTTAAATAAACCTTTTAAAATTTCTAAATATTTCTAATTATGTACTCATTTTTGTAAAGTTATAATATACATAAAGCAGAGACACTAATTAATAATAAATATGTACAAGATATTAGATACACTAGATGAACTATATACTAATAATTTAGTTTATAGAACAATAATTGTCTGTAATAATACGGACGATTATAAATATATTTTAAATAAGAACAACTATGATGTATATGTTTTAGATAATTATAATGAAAATTTAAATTACGATTCTTTAGACATTAGAATTTTTCTAATATCTAAAGAAAAATTTATTAAGTTTATAGAAGATTATAATAAAACATCAGTAGATGTCTGCTTTTATACATCAGTAGTATTTGAACCAGAAAAAGACGGGACTAGTGAACTTAAAAATACATACAATAAAATATGTAAAAATACTACCCTAATAGTAGATATGTTATAATGTAATAAATAAAAAATAAAAAATTGACACGTTTATTAGTATATTAATTACCTTATATTATGAACAAATTTCATAATGCCGCAAGTGACATTTCTGGAATATCTAATATTACAGAACTATTTAATAACTCCTCTGTAAAAAAATGGATTAAATTAATCTCTGTCGATAAAACTATCTTATTTGATGAGTACAATAGGAAGGAGTATTTTACAAAAGTAGCTGATATTGTATTAGACAAAGAAGTAAACATTACAGGTAGTAATGTAGGAAATAAAAAAAGAAATTCATTAATTCAATTTATTCCTTCTATAGATGCTAATGATTATAAGAAAAAAACTGAATGGTTATATTTATTCCTAATAAATAATAGGATTGTAAAAATTGGCGGAACTAGAACAGGTCTAAAAGAAAGGACAGGATCTTATCTTTGTGGACATCACGTAGAAGAAAGAGGTAAGTCCGGAGATTGTTCTAAAACAAATGGATTCATTTATAATACATTTGAATTTTATCTAAATTTAGGTTGTAAAATGCAAATGTATGCTTATGAATTGCCAAAAACTGAATTTAACATTGAAATATTAGGTAAAGATACAAAAGTAAAAGCACAAACCTATCATGCTTATGAAAGTGCATTCATAAAAGATTACGAACAAAATTACAAAGAAAAACCTATATTATGCTGCAATAGTGATCCTGATTATTAAATGTTAGTGGATATGTAATAAATCTCGTCATTAGTAATATTAAAATAATTATATAGTTCTTTATGATTACCTGAATATTCTATAGATGGTATGGGAAAACTTTGCAATATTCTTATGTTATTAAAATTTCCCCATCGACATATATTATTTATAAAGATATATAGAGGATGTTGTAATATTTGTAAGTATTTTTTTGCCTGTTCTTCATCGTCGCATAGTATAAATACAATAGATTGTGTCATACCGCAATTATCAATAAATACGCTATATTTATCTGTAGTAGATATGAAAACTTTGTATCCTTCTTGAAACTTATGGGGTTTAGAAGAATATACTGTTTGACTAGGTGTATGTATTAATTTATATTTATATTCCTCATTTTTTTCATCACGAATAAAGTCGCTTTTTGTATATTTATGTAAATAACTACTTGTTTTAATTTCGAATTTAGGCAATTCTGTATTGTCTACAGTTTTTGCTAATATATTTTGCACAACCTGATTATATAATAAAGGGATGTATTTACGAGGTTTTGATATAACAGAACTAACATATTCCTTCTTTTTCCATATACCTGAAACATTTATATTCTTATAAAATGGACAATTTTGAATTATATACCATGTAAAACTAGAACCTATTTTTTTGAAATACTTTTTAGCAGTATGTATATCTAAATGAACTATTTGCATCGATGTAATAATTTCAATTAATACATTTCTATCAGCATAAGACATCCAATTATCAGGTGTTATAAATAATAAGTAACCATTCGGTTTAAGTTGCGATAAAGACTTTTCAATAAAATCTTTAATAAGATTATGATTTTTAGAAGCTCTTTTTCCATTTTCTAAAATTTTTGCATAAGGAGGATTTGCAACTATTAAATCATATTTTTTATCACTATTGTGAACAATAAAATCGTAATTACTTATTTGTAACTTATATTTTTCGCTGCAAAATACACGACGAACATTTTCCAATCTATTTTCATTAATATCATTAAATTCTAATATATTTTCCAAAATTTGTTTTTTATCATGATACTTTAATAACTCAAATAAAATAGGGATACTAAAATTACCATTACCACAACAAGGATCTAATATTAACAAATCGTTTTTTTTCCATAATTCTTCAGGTATTTTTGTAATCATATCGCTTATGCAACCAATTGGAGTGGGTTCGTCATTAGTAGATTTATATGTGCTTTTATCAACATTTAATATTTCATCATAATATTTTTTAATTTCATCAAAAGATTCTGTGTCTATTGTTATATTTTTAGATACAGAAATTTTAACCGGTACAGATTTATTTACATTTGAACTAACACATATTGTTTTTCTTTTTACATGTTGTGTATAATGAGATTTGCTATTAAACTCTTTGCCACATTTTTCACAAATAAAAATAGACATAATTAGATATTATTATATAATTTTAAATCATTTTTTATTATTATATAAATATTTATAAATTATATTATTATTATCTAATAATATTTTAGAAGTTTGTAAGATAATAAATGGCAAAGCGTGGTATTTCTAGAGATATGATTAGTATGATTAGTATGGTTTTAATAGTTGTATTTTTATTAATTGCGATTGTCGCACTTTATTATATGAATGGTAAAAATTTATTAGAAACCTTCACTGGGAATAAAAGATATTGTTTAGAATATTATTATATGGATGGATGCGGGCATTGTGATAGATTTAATGAGAGTGGTGTATGGGAAGAATTAAAAAACACATACGGAAATCAAATAGAATTTTATAAATATAATAATAGAGAAGTTAAAGATAAAGTAGATAAACATAATATTACAGGATTTCCTACAATTATTGTTACAGAAAATGATAATATAAAAGCAGAATATAACGGTAATAGAGAAAAAGGTGATATAGAGAAATTTATAAGTAGTTATATATAAATAATACATATAAATAAGAATATAATAAAAATGGGTGCCGGATTAATGCAATTAGTATTATATGGGAACATTTCTCAATATATTACTCTAAATCCTAAAATTAATTATTATAAATATTCACATAATAAACATACTAATTTTTCAATAGAGCAGATTACTTTAACTCCCGAAGGTAGTGCAAATGCCGGATTTAAAAGTAGTACTGTACTTAATTTTAAAATAAAGAGATATGGTGACTTTTTATCGAATATTTTTTTAACCTTTAAAATTCCAGATATTTATTCAAATAATGAGCTTAAATTTAGATGGATTACTAATATTGGGTACAATTATATAAAAGAGGCGAGAATAAAAATCGGTAATAATATAATTGAATCTTTATATGGCGAATGGTTAAATATATGGGATGAATTAACTAACAAGGATGGTATTAAATATAATAAATTAATAGGAAATATAGAGGAATTAATAAATCCCTATAATTTTGTTCCAAAATATACAGTTATTAATAACAGATTATATAACATCACATATCCTATATCTACTTATAGTAGTACTAATAATAATCCTAGTATAAAAGGAAGAAAGATACAAGTACCTTTGAACTTTTGGTTTACTAAAAATCCTTCGTTGGCACTGCCATTATTAAAAATGCAAAATATTGAAATATTATTAGAAATTGAAACAAATCCAAAAGGTTTTGACGGATTATATCAGGTATGGAGTAATATATTAAATATGTATGTAAGTCCGCTGTTATACGAAAAAGTACATTCAAAATCAGTAAATATAGATAATTTTGTAAGCCCTAATGATACATTATTTGATGTAAGAAACGAATTAATATGCTCATATGTTTATCTAGATAGTGTAGAAAGAAGTAAATTATTATTAAATACGCAGGATATTGATTATGTAATAAGTACACCAAAACGAACTCACGACCAATTTAGTGCAAACGAAACAACAAAAACAATTTCTATAACAAATGCTTCACATCATATTAAAGAATTAATATGGATTGTTAGGAGAATTGATGTTATAGATAATTTTAATAATTATACAAACTATACAGCGACACACGAATATAGCGAAAATATGGGAATATTAGACAATATAGAGATAAAATGGAATAGTACAATATCGCGCACTGATAATGATGCAGAATATTATAACCATATTGTACCTTATAAATATCACACAAACGTTCCGCGCACAGGTTTATACTGTTATTCATTTTCCTTATTTCCCGAAAAACAAGTTAGTGCAGGTTCTTATGACAATAGTAGAGTTACAACATCGCTAACTATAAAAACTAAAGAAACACTTATAAATAATAGTAAAGTAAATTATATTAATGATATATTATCAAGTTTAGGAAAATTTTATAGTCCTTTAGTGTATGAAATAGTTATATATGCTATGGATGTAAATGTATTACATATAACAAACGGAAATGCTGGTTTTAGATACAGTTAATTTATTTTTTATATTCTTTATTATTAATAAAAGAATTATGGATTTATTTACTATAATTATAATAATAGTTTTCGTATTTATAATTAAATATTTAATTGATACTATAAATTCCTTAAATTTAGAAATAAGAGAGATTAAGGAAAAATGTATAAGTAATAATAAAAATACATCATTTAAAGAAACAACAAATGTACCTAAAATAAGCATGAATGATATCATAAAGGGTATAACATATTTTAAAAATTATGTAGATGAACAGAAATACTAAAATTATATAAACATATATAAATAATATAAGCGTTTATAATGAAATGCCGAGGAAAAATAAAAAGAATGAAGTAAAATCTACAATAGATAAAAAGAAAGGATTGATGAATACTATGGTCAAAGATGTAGTTTTAGTAGAAAATGAAGATATTATATTGCAATTACCTATATCATCAAATGATATAAATAAAATAAATGTTAATGAAGAATTATTGGAGGCACCCAAACCTTATGAACCTGATTGTTATTATATTAATGAGACAAATGTCTATAATAATATACAAGATAATTTAATAAATGATCCCAATGAAAATAATACATATTTTAATAATGCCTGTGAAAATAAGGATAATACAGAATATATAAAAAATGGAGATAATATAAATTATAAGGAAAAAAACGATAATGAAAATATTATAAAATCTACAAATAATTGTTATTGGTGTTGTCACCAAATAAACGAAAGAATATACGGAATGCCTTACAAATATAATATATCTTCAAATACCTATATATTATTTGGAAATTTTTGCTCCCTAGAATGTGCGAATGCCTATAATTTTTCTTCACATTGCGGTAGTGATAAAGTATGGGAAATAAACAGTTTAATACAGATGTTAAGTAAACATTTTGGGCATACAAAACCCGTGCGTCCCGCGCCTTCGCGATTTTTATTAAATATTTTTAACGGTCCTTTAACAATTGATGAGTTTCGTAAGGGACATCTATCAAATGATAAAACACACCTTCTAAATCTTCCACCAATGATATCTACAACATATAATTATGAAATTGTAAATACATCATATCTAAAAAATATTACAGATAATATGAATAATAAAAATGAAGTCAAAAAAATTAAAAAATGATATAAAGCTTTTATAATTATTATTATTGTGATTAAATGAGCGAATTTAAAGAAGATATTTACTTTTCACCATACAGAGTATCTACTATAACGTGCAATGCGAATATAGGCAAGGATATTAATTTAAATCTTAAAATGTTATTTGATAATATTTTAATTGTAAATAAGGAAAATAGCGAAGCAGGTGTTGTATGGGTTCAATATATGAAGGAGGGAGAAGAATTAAATAGAGGAGAGTATCCTAAAAAAAGGAGAAAGAGTAAAAAGAATAAAATGAAAAAAAATCGTTTTGATAATCAAGTTACAATTATTTGTAAGAATAATGGTTATATGCCTAATATAAAAATATTTAAAAATGGAAATATACAATTGACTGGTATTAAAAATATTAATGATACTGAGGTTATTGTTAATCATATTATTTATAATATTGAAAACATCTATAATAATATTACTAAAGATATTATTAATAATCGATGTGAAAACTATGAATTAAACTTGAAATTTCAAAATTTTAAAATAAGAATGATTAATACAGACTTTAAACTATATTGTGATAGCGAATATAAAATAGGGTTTGGATTAAAAAGAAAAGAAATTCATAAATTATTTATCAGTAACCTCTATAATAATAAATGTTCATTTCAACCTGGTATTTATCAAGGAGTTAAATTAGAATATTTCTGGAATAAATGTAATCTTAATAAAAATGGTATATGTTCGTGTCCTAAACAATGTTATGGTAAAGGAAAAGGTGAAAAAATAAATGAATGTAAAAAGGTAACCGGTGCTTTGTTTGAGAGCGGAAGCATATTAATTACAGGAGGAGTTTCTTTCGAACAAGTAAATGAGACATATAATTATATTTGTGAATTCTTAAAAAAACACAAAGATGTTATCAAGAAAACTCAACCTTCTGCTATTATGATGAACAACGAAACAGATGATATTGTGTTGCAAAATAAAGTTTCTACATATGCTGAAATT